TAATACACCGTTCTTGCACCTATACCCGAAGCATTATCATCTGCACTACTTGAAACAATCTCTAGTGCCGTATTGGAAGTTGGCATTCTATAAAATCCCGATTGTGTAATTGGTGCAAACGTACTTCCTACATTAGCATTTCTCCCAAACTTATGTACAATGCTAAAATTAGGCACATTACCCAAAGACATCTCAACGTGGAAATCAAGGACTTTTTTGTAGTAGTCTCTATGACTGTTAGCCTCGTAATCAGCCATATTGATATAAGAATTATCTTCTCGTATCATTCGGCCCGTCTTACGGTGCATTTTAACTATACCTTGTATGTTATAATCGTCCGCCACTTTGCACTAAGTCTTTTAAAGCTTTAATAATTCTAGGCCGTTCCGTTTCAAAGGCTGGAAATAAGAAAGGTCTAGCACGTACACCACCTATAGAATCCGTAGAAGTCTTAAACTGAATAGCCACTTTTGAATAGTCTTGGCCCATAATTTCGGTTTCTACATTTCCTTTAGTACCGAATTCTACATAGGGTGCATATTTTACATTGGTGTAAACTGTTCTACCTAGTTTGCCTAATTTCTCGGTCTTTATAGAACTTCTTAAGCGCCCAGTATCTACTACTACCCTGCTTTTAGCATCGCTTTCTATCCTTAAGGCGTGTTTATTTATTGTAAACTCCAAGTCTTTACGCATTTTCTTACTAAGGGTGTTTAGCTTCCCTAGTATATTGTTTAAGTCCTTACGTGAAATTTCAGTTCTAAGCACTTTCAGCCACCGCTATTAGTTCCGTGTAAGTGTTTTCTTCTCCCTTGTCTTGGGCATATTCTATATTAAACGTCTGGCCATTGTATAAGATTCTTAAAAGATAGTCGTAGGTAGCTTTATTATATCCAGCTGCTACAAAGTCATCCCTATATCTGGTAAGTATCTTATATCTAACATCACCTTTAAGGCCGCCTATCTCGTAGCTTTCCCTTCCAGAAGTGGGCGTTACCTTACCCCACACAGTTGCTAAAGTATTCCAAGTCTGGGTATTCCCACCCATACCATCTGATGAAAGGCTGTAATACTGTATTGTTAGCCTTTGCTTCATTAAACCTACATTTGCTTGTCTGGCTTTGGTTTTCATTAGAATAATTTAGCATACCTTTTAAAGTGGCTTTTAGAACCATTGGGCAGTTCATTAACCGAACCTTCTACTAGGTCTTGTCTATCTTCGTAGCTTGAAAGCACGGCTTTCTTAAGTCCTAAAATAATCCCATTAGGAATAGGGTCGAAGCCTGCCGTATAAACCACTTCTAAGCGTAACCTTTGGAACGGTTCGCTATAATCGTACAAGGTGTTAAATATCAATGTATCGCCTTGCAAATAAAAATCATCCCCAGCAGTCAAAGTAGTTTCTGTGCCGTCATTAGTAATAGTTTTCACAGTACTAATCGACTGAACTGGGAATAAAGGTAGGTCCACCCGCTTACCGTACATTTCATAAGTAGCCGTTACCGTTTTCTCTATCAGCTGAAACGAATAAGTATCTTCTACTATGTCTATTACTTCGGCCACTAAATCAGCTATTAGAGAATCGTCAGCAGAAGTATCTACTTTCATCCAAGCTTTAGCATCAGCCGTACTTAGTACATCGGTTGAAGCATTAGTACCAGTTTCAGTAGTAGAAATGGTTACTACGCCATTACGGCCGTAGTCAGGTGTTTTTAAGCTACTTCTTAGCATTTAGTTCATCCCTCAATTTTTTAGCCTTGCTTTCGGGTAGTCGGTCTATTATCTGGTTGCCTTTCTTCACGTAGTACATCGTCTTAGTATTGGTGTCTTTTTCTATGTGAACTTTAGCATCTACAGTATAGGCCCGTTTATCTTCTTTGGTTTCGTATAAAAGCCCACGGCTTAGCATATCTTCTACTACGTTTTTAGGGCCTTTAAACGGTTGGTCTGTTTTGTACGGTTGTTTACCGTACCTAAAGTTTCTTCTACATCGGTAAGGCATAGCAATAAATTTAGTTAGAAGGAAAGGGCGGAATCGAACCGCCCCTAGTTCCAAATTTCCTTAGGGTAATCTTAAGAATTACCTGCGTTCTGGATAGCAGTAGTGAAGTTACCGAAAGCACCTGCATTAGGTAGGTAAGTAGGTAACGCCAAACGGCCAGAAATCTGTACAGTAACCAAGTCCTTAACTACGTTGTCTTGGTCTTGCTCGTAGAAACGAACTTGCATAGATTCACGGTCAAAAAGAGTAGTCAACTGTGCAAAGTCAGCCACTAAGAAATCGTTAGCGTTTCCATCAGTGGCATTGATTGCGTTAGTAGCTATGATAGGTACACCACGTATTACTGGTACTCTTTGACCGAATACTACGTCATTAGGGAAAATGTAACGTCCGTCTGCGTCTTTTCTACGAATCATATCATAGAAACGACCAATACCCATCATGATAGCAGAAGGTCGGAAGTTACGGTTTTCTACCTGCTTGATAGCTTCTAGCAATACGTCATGCTCTTGAGCATCAGCATCACCAGTGTAAGAATCTAGCGTGTAGTCAGTAGAAGTTATAGTAAGGCCATAAGTAGAATCGTAAAGAAGGTAAGCATCTTCTTCTACCATATACTTTTCCATTCCACGTAGAGAAATATGGCTAGCAAGTCCTGCAGTGTCATTCAATGCTTCTTTAGAAACACGGAAGTGAGCAGCAATTTTTTCTACTACGGCATCAGTAGCAACTAAATCAAAATCGTTTTGTCCAGAAGCATCGCCTTCAGCAACAACACCAGTGTTATCAGTGAAGTTAGTTTCTTTGATATAACGGATTTTGTCGCTATTTGTAGTACCGTTTGGTAAGAACTGTCTTACGTGAGTTCTACGCTCAGGGTCAAACTTGAAACCTGCAACATAGTCAGCTGGTACAACATCACCAGTATAAGCACCTGATTCAGTAATAACGGCTTTAGTGTTCATAGTGAAGCCAGAAATATTACCAGCTTTGAACGCTTCCATTTGCTCTTGTACTTCTTTAGCTTCTAAAGCGTCTTGTACTTTAGACTTCATAGAAGTAGGTTGACCATTAGAACCTAGTCGGTTGCTAGATTTTTCAATCGCAGCAATACGCTCTTTTTGTGAAGCAATAATTTGCTCTAGGTTTTTAATTTCGCCTTTGGTAGCTTCGTCAGCTTGACCAGTGGCTTTTACTTCTTCTTGAAGTTTGTCATATCGGGCTTCTAGGTCATTTTTAAGAACATCTACGTGTCCTTTTACCGACTCAAGCCCTTCTTTTAAAGTTTTTTCTAAGTCCATTTTTGGAACTCCTTTTCTAAGTTGAATGATTGGTTGAATGTTTTAAACACTTGCTCAATAGTTTCGGCTTCTTCCTTTAAAGTGACTTGAATCGGCTTTTCAGTTTGAAGTGAATCTTTAAATGTTTGTTCTAAGTGCTTAAGTTGTGCTTCGATTAGCCTAAATGTTTCATCGGTGTAATCACCAGAATAAAACGCCTTCGAAAGTTCTTTGTATTTTTCTACTTGGTCTTTTTGGGAACCTTTGGCCATTCCACCTATAGCCATTTCATTAGCCCCCCAAGTAACCGTGCTACCTTCCCACATCTTAACTTCTTTTACTAAGTAAGAATCTTCTTGAGAATCGTATTCACGTTGTATAAAATTGATACCTACAGAATGTTCGGTTAGTATTCCATCACGGTATAGCTTAAGTACATCGTTACCTAGTTCCGTGTCTGAAATCATTGTACGGAAATATAAACCCTTTTCATCTTCCATTAGGGTCATCGGCTTACCTAGTACTTGTAGTGGGTCGTGCTGGTACAAGTGCATTATTCTGTTCTTACCATTAGGACCGTTTTCTTTTAGGGTTTTTTCGTAACACCCTTTGAGCATTACATCCCCATCAGAATCTTTGAAGTCGAAAATAGAATAGTAGCCTTCTATTATTCTACGGTCCATATCAACGCCCTTTACAGAAGCGCTGGTGCTTTTTGTTTTCCAAGGTAAATTCATAGTATCATTGGTTGGTTGAAATCCTTTCTCATCAATTTCTTTACTTTTTCTTATGGCCCAGTCCACACCTTCCGTGCCGCCCCAAGCATCCCACATTAAGCCCCCGCATCCTTCATCATAAGGCACGTCTTTGTGTTGTCGGTGTCGGTTGAAACTAGCCATTCGCTTAACAGTATCTTCACTAATTGCTTCACGTTTTGCTAACTGGTTAGCCCTAGCCCATCCTACGGGTGTACCGCAGTCTTTAGGATTGCCGCTTTCTTCACGGTACTTTAAAGCACGTTTAGCGTTCTCGGTTGCTGCCTTTGGATAATCGGTATAAGTCATAAAATAGGTTTGTTGTAAAAATACACATTTTTTACATCATTTTACAATTACAATATATAGATTGCATAAACCTTTATTTTTAAATATGGATAAACTAATTAACCGTGTCCAAGAGCAGCTAGACAATAACTGGCCCGTAGAAAAGTCAGATATACAAGCGTTGCTTATGTTTGCTATCTGTTTTTGGAAGCAAGTTCATAAATCACATTAGCCAGTTCATTCTGTCTGGTGTTTCTAAATTCCCTATTGTGGATGGACTGCTTTAGGTGGCTTTCTGCGCTCTTTATCCAGAACCTTTGATGCTTTAAGCAAATAATACGAATGTTTTTCTTAGCACATTCTAGCGAAGCCATTAGGTCGCTCATTCGGTAATCTTTCCAAGTAAGTGGGTCGAACTTTATCAGGTCGGTATGAAAAGCACTTACCCCCGTGCCTGCTACGTCTATCTGGTAGTCTGCATCTACTTCGCCTAAGCATTGATAGGCATCGTGGCCCGTATAGTAGGGTAAATTTAACCCCTTAAGCCTTCGCCCGTGGAAGGTTAGCCAAGTGTTCGGGTACTTTTTGCGTGCCTTTAGAATCGTTTCTACATAGTCAGGCGGGTAAATTATATCGTCATCGCACGAAAGATAAAGCCCCTTGCTTATCGGGAGCCAGAAGAATTTAGCGTTATCGGTATAGTCTGGGCCACTATAAACTTCTGCACCTTCTACTTCTGGCACGTAGTCGTTACCGTATACCCGAACTACATCTACTTGAAAGCGTAGCGAATCTACTACTTTTTGTAGGGTGTCTTTACGGGCTTTTATTGTGGCTATGTTAGCAGTAATGTCCAAAAGTTATAACTTTTTGCTTAGTTCAATGACTAATAGTTCTATTTTTCTGTCTATTAGAATAACTACATCGGTTTTACTAGCTACAAAATACAGTAACAAAATAATAGCTAAATGATAGTCGTAAATAAGGGCATATATTAAACACAATAAACCCGCTATGATTCCTAGTTTATTCATAAGCTTCTCTTATTTTTTTAATGGCTGCTTTTCTTTTATTAGTGTAAGCCTTCGTTTTATAGTTTGACTTTTGGTTTTCGTGTTTTCTATACAAGTAAACAAATTCATCGCAGAAGCCTATCTTAGCACCGTGCTTAAGTAGGTTTAAATGGTAGTCTAGTTCTTCGCCAGTCCATAATGACTCATTCCATTGCACCCTTTTGTGCCAGCTGGTTCTATACATACAAGTACCCCCGAATATGTGGTTCTTTTGCATTAAGTCGTTAAACGTTGGTTCTAAAATTCCCATTTTATGTGGTGTATATATATCTCCATCCATAAATATACCTTTACCGTGAATAAAATCATTTTCAACCATTGCTTCTACCCTTCTTTCTATACTGTCTATCGGTAGAATATCGTCATCGCATAAGTACACCCAGTAGTCAGTAGTACATTTTTCTATAGCCCTATTAAGATTATAACCTACTTTATTTTTTGACTGGCTTAGTATCAGCTTACATTTATAGGTTTGATTCTTTACTGAATCTATAGCTTTATCCAAATAGCCCCTATCTTCTACGAATGGTATTATAACGGTTACGCTCATAAGCTTTTAAGTGGTTCTTTTTTTCTTAGTTCGTAGTGCATTACAGAATCGTGTTCACCGTGGTAACATAGACTTTTTTTAGGACAGTACATAGGAATGTAAGACTTGTAGAATTTACGGCTTTGTGTTTCACCTACCCCGCTGGAAATATTTTGCACATCAAAGCGCCTAAAGGAAATAAATTCCTGCTCAAAGTCTATAGCTTCTAAAGTTTCTCTATTCGTAAAGTACCCACCATCACAATAGCTAACCCTATAAGATTCTACCCCTGCTAGTGTTACTTCTTTTCTTTTTACGGGTGTCCAACATTGTGGCCTGCCATCATTCAAAAGATTATAGGCATACTTACCATTTAGGTTAGTATATAGGTATTCTATTGTTTTGTGGTCCACATTCAAAAAGTCATCAGGTAAGAATAAAAAAAAGTCGTCTGTACTTTCTGCGCATATCTTAAAGGCATATTGCCAGTTTAGAAAATACTGCTCTTTACCTTTGTGGCGTAGTCTATGAAACTCACACATTCCCACGAAGGGCATAGGGTCAAAGTCAGAACCATCGTCTATAACTATAGGCTTTTCTGGGCATTGCTCTATTACTCGCTTAAGTAAATCGGGCCTATTATAGCTAAAGATTATCGTCATAGGGTTCGTATATAACAGTACATCTACAGTTAATAGTATTACTAGCAGCTGCACCTAGTGAAGAATCTCCCGGATATTGCATTTCATCAGCACCCACTTTAAAGGGTGTTTCTAAGTTAGGCACTTTCTGGCCGCTTACCATAATATGCAAATCCCTAGTTCTATCGTCTTGGGTTGATAACCATATTTTTCTAGTAGGCACACCCGAAGCTTGCGCCCCTAAAACTGAACCAGCGTTTGAAGCGCTTATTATTTCTGTTCTACCTATTAGTGTAGCCCTTCGCATACTAAAATCGGGCATATAGCTTAATTCCCTTGCGAATTGTGGTATAGGTGTGCCTTCTTTTAAAGCTGCTGCTACTGCTGCCCTTACACCTTTTTTAGTGTTTTCTGTAACTAAAACAATTTTATGTGTAGTATCAGAAGGGTTTAGTATTAAATTGCCTGCTATCCATTGTTCTATAAGAATATCCCAATCCACACCCGTTTCTTTTTGTATAGATTCCTTCACTTGGGCATACGATTCTTGGCCGAATACTTTCATCACCCTTTTATACACTTTAGTGTAGGCTTCGGCCATTGGTTCGGTAGTAACTACGCCTTCTATATCAAAGTCTATAATACCCCGTTTATTTACTTCGTCTAGGTACTGCTTTAATTGCTTTCTTAAGGCACGGTAAAAAGTACGTTCTGCATATCGCTCAAAGGACCTACGTTTATTATCGAAGGTTTTCCACGTCATATAATAGTGCTGGGCTTCCTTCTTATTTGATTCCCTATACTGCTGGAAGCATATAGCTACGGCCTGCTCATTCTCTCGGCCTTCATCCACTAAAAAAGAAACACATCGGGCCATAAAGTCGCCCTGCGTTTCATTGCTATGTGGTGTTGGGATAGGCATAAAAAAACACTAAGCCTTTCAAAGCCTAGTATATACAATAACAAATAGGAATTATAGAAGTTCGTTTAGCACTTGCATAAACTGTTGCACATCTTCAGGTGTTAGCCATCCCATAATAAGCGAAGTAGTTAATGAAATAGCTACTATGTTACGAAGCGTAAAAGCTTCTAAAATTTCTTTTTTAGTTTCCTGCCATTGACCATTCAAAATAGCCTTAGCTAGTTTACCTAGTGGCTGGTTCGGAATAGGTAGAATATCTAAAGCACCGTGAATAACTTCACCTAGTTTGTTTTCACCTGCTACAGTCTTTTGAATCAGTTGTACAACTTTCCAGTCTTTTAGTGGTTTCTTCATTTTATCAGTTCCATTAGATAATTAACTAAAGCACCCGACCCCACACTTAAACCAGTGGCGTAGGCTACTATCTTTTGTTTAAACTTAACCAATTCTGCAATATTTCTTTCATTACTTTGCACTTTTTTTACTAAGCCTTCATTTCCAAAGTCATTACCTAGTAAAGCTTCTTTTATATCTTGTATATCTTTAGCTAATACTTCTATCATAGCTTCAAGTTTTGTAATATCGTATTTTACTTGGTTAAGTTCTTGTTTATCCATAATAGTGCCAAATTACTTTCTGTGCCTTACTTTTATCCATATCTACGTGAATGAAATTTTCACCTATCCCTATCCTATTTAGCCCAATAGAAATAAGTCCGTTTATAATCTTAAAGCGTTGGGTGCTGGTAGTGGCCTTTAAATCTATGGCCAGCCCTTTGGTGTGTGAACTTGTGCCATCCCTTCCTTGCTCCCTTTCGTAAATTTCGCTTCTAAAGCCCGAAGTCGGCACGAATGGTATCTTAGCTATATGTCTAGCACTATCGAGCATCTCCATAAAGATAGGGTTCATATCTTGAATGTTACACGAAGGTGTGCATTTGTCAAAATCGCTTTGTGTAAAATACCTAAGCACCGTATTCGCTTTTTAATAGTTTAATTTCTTCGTCTGTCAATTCGTTAGCAGCATCAGGCACTAAGTTCATAGGTATGTATCTATTGTTGTCGCCTATAGGTTGGTAGCCCATTTCTAAACGTTTTTCATCAGCCGTTAGCCACCAAGCTCTTTCTAGCCATTGTACTTTCTCACTATTATCTTTGTTAAGTGCATCTATAGCTTGAATGTCAAAATCTAAATGGTAGTTTTTACCAGTTGCACGGTTAAACACGGGTACTAAAGAACGGTTAAGTTCTGCGTAATCCCTAGTAAGTTCTGGTATCACATTATCCAGATATAATTGCTTTCTACTTTCCTGCTTATTAGCGTTGGTTTTATTGTCAGGGTCATTTAGTAATTCAGAAGGAAAGTTGAACACATTACATATATCTCGTTGCGTCATTTTACCCGCTTCGATAATCTCTAAATCTACGGGGGGCATCCCGAACTTTTCGAAGCCTAATTTTACATTAGATACTAACCAAGCCTTATAGTTGTCTGGGCCTTGCATACTGCGTAGATAAGTTTCTAACTGTGAACGTTGGGCTGGTGTTAGTTGCTCTAGGTCTGGGTCAGTAGGATAGACTACACCCGAAGCACCGCCATTTCTTAGGGCTTTACTTAGTGCTTGGTCGCCATCGTTGCCTAGTCTTATCGCTCTACGAGCTGCTTTTAGTGGACTCATTCCATATAAGTGGGAGCCTACACTATCGTAGTCAGGATTCCAGTACTTCCAATGCATAACGGTTTCAGCTGGTATCTGGTGTCCATCGTGGCCGTACATATCAATGATATAGCCCTTTACTAGAGTTTCATAAGAAGAATCAGCTACTATCTTAGTAAACTGCGAAGGCATTACCCACATCTCACCGAATGTACCATCACCTAGTTCTATAAAGTGTGTGTACCCGTTACCCGTAATCAGCTGAAAGCCCTTCATATTCTCATACCATTCGGGATAGCCTTGTAGTGGGTTCGGGTTATTGATTAGCTTATAAAGTGGGTCTTGTTCATCGTGTACTTCTTCAAAGGCCTGCTGCTTTAGTTCCAGAAGGTTATCAATAGCCCCCCGTGTAGCTTTATCCTTTACGGTGTTGGTTAGTTGTCTGTACTTAAGGGCTTTCTTCTGGTCCTTAACTATGTGAATGATAGGTGGAACGGCAGCGGCTGCTTTAGTAATCCCATTAACTACGCTATATACATCTGGGTTTATTTCGTAGCCATCTTCAACGTAAGCGTTCTGGGTGTCATCTAAAGAAATCGGCATACCCTTGTGGAATCTAAATAACTGTCTGTTTAATTCATTCACTAGACGGGTGCTTGGTGCTTTCGTTTTTGCGAAAGGTAAAAGGTCAAATAGGGCCATAATTTGCTTTTTTGTGTTGCCCTTAAATTAACAATTTTTTACAAGTATTGAAATAAGCAAAAAAAAGCTAGTAAACTTTCACATCTACTAGCTTCTACAGAATGAAAAAGCTATTTAGCTATCACACTAAATAGCTATAGAGTTAAGAGTTTAGTCGTCTGCTTAAAATTCTATATTGTTTATCTTGTAATAGTCGGTCCTTATGTGTGCTTCTTAAGTGCATCACAGTAGTGTGATGTATGTCAAACATTCTAGCCACTTCTATGTGTGGTAAACTTACCCAGCTATAGAATAAAGAACGGTATCGTACTACTTCTTGTTTTCGGGTCTTTTCGAACAAAGTATCGTAGCCTATATTCATTTTTTCGCAGAACGTAGTAATCAGTTCCCAGTTATCAGGTATTCTATTCTTAAAGCGTTGGTAAGCTTTTAGGGCTTTGCTATAAGGTAGTTCTGTGTTCTGGTATCTGGTGAAGGCATCTAGTGCTAGGGTGTACATTCTTTTTCTTTTATTAGCTGAAGTGAACGTATTAAATGGAAGCTAGCATTTTTAGCCTTACCGTGCTTAAAATAATAAATGGGCGTTGTACCTAGTCCAGTTTTTCTAGCTAGGTCTGGAACGTGCTTATCTTGCAACCAATCCCATACCTCTTGTTCTTCTTTCATTGATTGTGTCATTTTATTGTGCAGATTTTAGGGTTTTCATTGTGCAGATTGTAGTCAAGTTTTTTGCGCAATATACTTGTCGTTTATTTTTTCATTCATCAGTTATTGTTTTCGATGTTAGTGAATGAATTACCATTCACTTCTTGATTCTATAATCTCATCTACGCTTGCAAATTCAGCCATAGACGTACCGCAATTAGGGCAAACTACTTCGTAGTCGTATTCCGTTCCGAAGTGATGTGTAAAGCTATTATCTTCTATCTCTAAGTCCTTTATCTCTAGTTCATCGTCTGAACATTCGCATTGTATCATTCTTCTATCCAGTTTAAAGTAGCCCCGCTATACATCTTCTTTACTTCATAGGTAATACGGTCCAGAAAGCCCTGCTTACTTTCCCCTTCTATACTAAAGTAGGTGAAGTTATGATAGGTGTGTTGAAATTTTAAATCCATTTCATAGTAAGTAATGGGTTCACCTTTCCAGTCTTTGCATTCTATAGTTCTAAGTGTTCCAGTCATTGTTATCTGTATTTTGTTATTTTTATTTCTGATTCGATAAATTACAATCTTCTACTATGTCAAATATAATTTTTTTAGCCTTTACTACCATTTCTTCGTAGTCAATTAACATATCGCTAAAATAAAGTGCGTGTTTTTCACTGCTAGAAGATTCTATAAAACCTTGCACTTCTTCTATTTCTCTACCTTTATCTACTAGAAAGTCTAGCCATATATTCAGCTTGTCTATATTATTCATTGTTTTGTAGTTTAAGTTAAGAATTGAAAGGGGGGTTACCCCCCCGTTTGTTTTAATTTTCCCAGTTAGTGAATACTTCTAATTTTACAAATGTACTACCTACCGTGTCTGGTGTTTTTAGGTTTACAATAGTACCGTTACCTGCGTTATAATAAAATTTACCCATTCTCCATTCTAGTGGGCTTTCTTCATTGAAAGCAAAGTCTGAAATTTTTCGCATCATTCTATAGGGTAGGTTTCCTTTAAAAGTGTATTTGCTATCTTCAAATCTGGCTTTAGAAAGCATCCAGTTAATTTCTTTTGTTAGTTCTAAGGTTGGTCGGTTGGTTTCGTTGTAAGTCATCATTCTGTGATTTTGTTATCGTTTAATCTGTTATAAATATACACAGTTCTAATATACAATGCAAATATTTTTTAAACTTTTTTTTAATAAAGTTAGAAATAGCCTTTTTTAGGTATTTAAAGCCCGTTTTTACAGTAAATTTTTTTTTAGGAACGGGTGTTCCTTGCTTTAAGCTAAAGAAATATCTAGGGTTTTTTTCTTCATTCTGTCTATTATTGCATACCTACCCGCATCTATACCGTGGTTAAAATCGTCTATAGGTTTATTAGTAGGCTGGCCGCTACGGTCTTTGGCCCACGTATAGCTGCTAAATTCTTCTATCAGGTTCTTACTTTGGGCGTGTATCTTTATCGGGTAGTCTTGTAGCAGCTGAATACCAAACATCACCGAATCCTTACCTTTCTTAGCTGGCTTCACCCACACCCCACTATTGCGAAGTTCGGCTATACTCTTGGGTTCTGCGCTATCGGCTACTATTTCATCCGTTACGCCTAGTTCTTTGATTAAACGGCTAATATATTGGTTTGTAAGCTGGCGTTTGTATATATGTTCCTTCCAGTATAAAGCCCCACCGTTGTAGCGTATTTCTACTAGGGCCGTAGGGTCATTAGTATAGCCCCAGTCTAGCCCGAAGCATCGCCACTTATAATTCTCGGGCCATTCGTTAGTAGTTTCAAAGTTAGGAAACACTAGCCCTTCTAACCTACCCACTTCACCCAGTCCATAAACTTGCCATCGGTACTGGTTAGCCGTTCCTGCTTTTATATTTTCAGGCGTTGGTTGGTAGCTTAGTATCTTATTCTTAATACTAGGCTGAATAAAATAGTTATCTCGATAGGTAGATACGAACCAGTCCACGTCATCACGGCCTTGTAGTTTATCGTGCGCCCAGAAGGCAGCCGAAGGGTTGAAGTCGATAATAGTCTGCTGGGTAGTTCGCATACTAATCTGTTCAAATATCCCGTAGTCTATACCGTTGGCTTCATTAAAAAAACTATGGGTGCGTTTACCACTTCGGGCATCTATTTCATCGTTATAACTGTTAAACTCAATCTTAGAACCCGTAGAGAAAGTAAACACCCTATTGCTTTTATTGTGGTCTGTTAGTTCTTGCGTGAAAAAAGGGTCGTTATATATGATGTTCTGGGCATCCCTATAAGCACCTACCCTAAGGTTTGGAATGTCTTGCCCTACTACGGTTATAGTAAGGTCTTTCTTTTTACTGGCTATGCTTATAAGGTACTGTAGTATAGCGTAAGTCTTTCCGCTTGATGTGCCGCCTTGATGTACTATATATGGCTTATCAGATTCTAGTGTCCAAAAGAATAAATCATTTATCTGAATCTTGTGGCTTGACATACTCAAAAGTTACATTCGTAATTTTCTCACCTTCACTAGTGTGGTCGTGGTGCTGCATACTTAAAGCCTTGCGTTCATCTGGTGTACATATAAGCTTATATAGGGCCAGTAGCCCAGTAGGTGAAGTGCTACTATGTAGTTTGGAGCGTATGCTTATTTTTGTTCGGGCTTTGTTTTTATCAATAGCTTCTTTTATAGCTTCCATTTTTTCCGATTCCAAAGGGAAATGCTTATAAAAAGTATCGTGTGAAATACCTAAGTAAGCATATACATCAGTCAAAAAGAATAGGTTATTACTTTTAATAGCTTCTATAGCTTTGCTATATAAATCTTCAGTCTTGTACGCCATAAGGCTCTCCATTTATTTTTATCTCCAATGTATCATCTAGCTTTTTCATTCGGTCGATAATAACTTGACAGTACTTAGGGTCTAACTCCATACCATAGCATTTACGTTTGAGTTGGTGTGATGCTACCATTGTTGAGCCACTTCCTAGAAACAAATCAATAGTGGTATTACATTTTTTATCTTTCAATATATCTACAATCAATGATATTGGCTTTGGAGTTGGGTGATAACCTTGCTCTGCTCTATTGTTTTCTCCACCCACATTGTTTACTGAATAGACAATCTGTTCGTGTCTTGTTTTATCATTGTGATAGCAATACATTGTTTCAAAGTGTCCGGCTTGCCAACCGTTTGTTTTATGCCAAATGTGTTTTGAAGTTACCATTTCTGCAAATGGTGGAAATTGTAAATTATCCCAAAACCATATCATCAATCCATTGCAGTAGATTCTTGAATTGTTAAATGCACCCTCTATATTATTTATCATATCGTGCATTATTTCACTATTGTTCGGAAATGGCGGGTCTGTAAATACCATGTCCGCTTTTTCTCCATTCATCAGTTTAGCCACTTGGTCGCTATCGGTGCTATCTCCGCACAATAGTCGATGTGGGCCAATCTCGATTAAATCGCCCAGCACTACATCAACCTTTATATCATCAGGTTCTTGGTAATCATCTTCTTCTGCTTCTACTTCTTCAGCTTCTATATCCCCGAATAGTTCTTCATTACTAAAACCCCAGTCAGTAAGTTCTTCCACTTCAAAGTAATTAGCTAAAGCATCATAATCCCAAGCACCAGTATTTTTATTAAGCCGAATGTTAAGTTCCCGTTCCTTATCACGGTCTAGTTCTACTTCTACACAAGGAAAAGTGGTCCAGCCTATACTTTGGGCAGTCTTTAACCTTTGGTGTCCACCTACTATAATGTTTTTACGGTCTGGGTGTGTGTTTATAATAGCTGGGTCAACCGCCCCAAATCTTTGCAAGCTTGCTTTTAACTGTTCGGCCTGCTCATTGCTTAGCTGCCTCGGATTATATTCAGCTGGTATCAGTTCGTTAATTTTACGTTCTACTACTTTCATATTGTTAATATACTAAATTTATGTTAAAGCGCCCTAGCTTCATATTCGACTTTTAAGCGCTTGAAAAAGCTTTGAGCGCCACCAGTATTGAATAGCCCCCCGATAAGGTCGCCATCGTTAAGCATTTCCACTATATCGTAAAGCCGTGCTATTTCTACGTTAGTAAAATCCTTAATAGTCCTAGAAGTTTGCGTATAGGTCTGTTGATTGGATTCTATAAACTGGTCAGCATTTAGTTTGTACCATTCGTTAAAACATCTAGCTAGTGCCGATATATTATTCCCGTGCCTTGGTGCTACTTCATAAATTACGGCCATCATCCATATACCGTATACATTCTCAAATTCTGTAGTGTCTGGAAATAGTGGGTTTTTAACTGCTATGGTTTCGTGTAATCTTACTAGGTATTCTTTGAGCCTTTCTTTATCAGATGGTAGTTCCCTTGTAGCGCCTATATCTGTGTGGAAGTCATATAGTAGCTTTAAAAGTTGCTTAGGGTATTCAAATTTTAATCCTAAGCTTTGATTAGTAAGTGCATCGTGTTTGTTATTGGCTATTCTCATTATTCGAATGGGTTTTCGTGAATGTTTCGTCTTACTGGGTTGAATTTTACATAATTATTAGCCCAAGTAGAAGCTTGAAGCTTCCAGTTTTTAATCTTTTTACCGTTACGCTTCCAGTCTATACTTTCATAGTGGTTTATAAAGTTTTCTGCTTCTAGTTGTATGTGGCTAGTCTGAATTTTATCAGTTTGTTTAAAGTATTCTTCTACTTCGCTTATAGTGGGTACTATATTCTTTTCATTTTTTTCATTCTTTACATTCTTATCATTCTTGTTAGTTGTTAGTTGCGTGTTAGTTGTATGTTGGTTGCGTGTTAGTGGCGTGTTAGCTGGCGTGTTAGTTTCATCTGCTTCATCTTGGTAAGTATCGTAGTTGCATACAATTACAAGCGTACCCCGTGTGTTAGTTCTTGTGTTAATTTCTCCCGTCTTTTTTAATTTACCTAAAGCAGTCCTTAAAGACTGTTTACCTATTTTTAACTCAAAAGCTAGTATATCTAAACTTGATACAAACGTACCACGTTTAATAGTTTCGCCCCTATATTTATTGTCTTTGTGGTTTGCTCTAAGTAGGCAATGAAGGAATACCCGTAAGCAGTTGGGTTCATCATACCATTCCCATTCTAAAAATTGTCTATGTAATTTAATCCAGCCTTTATTCATAATAATAAAAAAGGGAACTCAAAGGTAGCAATGCAGGTACTAGCCTAAGAATTCCCTAAGGGTTTGAGTAAAATTTTAACGCCCTGCATACGTTTAAATCTTGCCCCTTCCGTATAGCCTAATATATACTTACCCCATTAAAAAGGCAAGTCGTCATCTATATCGTTTAGGTCTATATTGCTAGTTTTTTGTTCTGGCTTTTGTTCATCCTTTGAGCCTAACATCTCCAGCCTATCACATACAATTTGTGTACTGTATCTAGTCTGTCCATCCTTTTCATATTTGCTAGTTTGAATAGAACCTTCTACACACACTAAAGAACCTTTAGTTAGGTATTTTTCAGCTATTTCTGCCGTCTTACTGAATGTTACTACGTTGTGCCATTCGGTCTGTTCTTCGCCTTTCACTTTCTTAGAAGTGGCCAGAGAGAAGTTCACTACCTGCATATTGCTTTGTGTAAATCGGCTTTCTGGTTCTTTACCTAGTCGGCCTATTAGTATTACTTTATTCATATTTCTATACCTTTATCTTTTGCTAGTTGTTCGGTTTCTTGTTTAAAATATCGTGCTAGTTCCATCACTTCCTTCTTATTGAGTTTGTGTAAGGACCTAGATAGTTGCGTAATGTATTCAGCCGTACCTTCGCCAAATTTTGCATTTATGGCCCTGCCGTGTAGGTACTGTTCACCTGCACCGTACTGGTTACATTTTTGGCATTGTGCCGAAGCGTTGTATTCATCCCACCTAGTGGATAGAAATCTACGGCTTTGAAAGTGTCCGCAGTCCATATCCTGCCAAGGCTTCACGGTGTCGCACGTAATACACTTACATAGGCCGTTAGTATTAGCATCACGTATTCTTATGTATTTGCTGAACCATTGGTCGCACGTTTTTTTGGCGGCCGTTAAGTTTTTGCTTTTATTCAATCCCATTTAAGTTTATTGTTTTAAGGTGTGGTTTTTTATTAAGCACTTCGCTAAGTGGTACTATCCATCCTAAAGCATTTTGATTATCTACTTTTGACTTCGTGGTGTTAAACCTAGATTCAAATATAAAGCTTAGTAAATAGCTTCTGTTAAATACATACCCAGTAAGTGTTTCTTGGGCTATATAAACGTAGAAGTCAGCCGTACTGTTAAAGATACCAGATAAGGCCATTTTGTTTATATTTAAAAACTCTATATATAGATTATTTGTTTCGTGTATTTTTCTATCGGTTTTAACTTCGTAGGTGTGCCGTTTACCGTATAAAATACTTACTACGTCATATAAAGGGAATTCTTTATCTGGTGCGCTTTGTACATCTAAGCCTTTCAGTTGTAGGTATCGCTGAAAAAGATATTCCCCGTACTTACCGTGTTCTAAGTCGTCTAGAAATTTAGCGCTGCTCATTCTCTATATCTTTTAGCTTACTTTCATAACGTGCCGTTTTGCGCCAGTCTAGTAGCGCTATTGCAATACCGTAAAGGGCTATAAAACCTAGTATCTTAGCAAGTAAGTCGATTGTATCAAACATTAAGTTTAGTAGTTCCATTTTT